GTTCTTCTTCCCCGACGATCTCTTCCGCCCAGGCGTCTGGAACATACAGTCTTTGGCGCTTCGGCTGCTCCGTGATCCTGTACCCCATGTTCCAGAAATAGCAGTTGGCAAGCGCCCGCGCCCTGTGCATAAGGCAGATATACGTCGCGCGCTTGTCCGGCGTGCCGAAAACCTGATAATTGTACGCCGTGCACCATGAGCATCCTTCCGCGATCGGACAGGAAAAACACTCGTCCGTGCTCTGGCTTCTTCGCGTGATGGACCGCAGGCAGGCCACGCAGTCCCGCTCTACCGCGCGCTGCATGATACCGCTGTCCACGTCCCCGATCTTCAAAGGCTTCTGTTCTTCCCCGAGAGAAGATTCCATGTAGCGGATGCACGGGTATATGTCGCCTTTCCAGTCGCAGGCGATCATCTGCCCGTCGCCGCCGCACCAGTTCTGATTGTCTTCTGCCCGTTTCGGCCGGAAATAGGTCTCCTCGAAAACCGAAACATAGCAGTTTCCGAAAAACCCGCTCGCGATGATGTAGTCAGCAACGGCAAGAAGTTCCCGGTAGAATATCCGCGCATGTTCCAGCGTCCACCCTTCTTCATAGACACAGTTCATAAAGATTTCCCTGTATCCGTTTTCAAGAAGGCTTTTCACGGCCTGCGCCGTGTAGGTGATGTTTCCCGGCGCTATGGTCATTTTGCTTCCCATGTCCCCGCCGATCACGTCCCTGTAATGCCGCACGGCTTCCATGGCCTTGTCATAGCTCCCGCTCCCGTCCGGAAATACCCGGCATGCGTCGTGAAGCTCTTTGCACCCGTCCACGGATACGGAAAAGGAAAGATTGTTTTTGTGCCTTTGCATGTAATCCTGCCAGGCAGGATCAAAATACAGTACGCCGTTGGAACATATGGAGATCCGGTATCTTGTCGCCCAAGGATGGCGCATTTCCCGCGCCTTGCGGAGAAAATAGTCCGTGATGCGGCTGATAAGCTCAACCTCCATCAGCGGCTCCCCGCCGATGAACTCCAGGATCACGCCCGGACAATTCGGGCTGTCGATATACTCCTGCGCGCCCTTCGTGTTGTCGAGGATCATGTCGGCAAATTTCTTCGCCGTCTCAAAGCTCATGCGGTGGTGTCCCTTGTTCGTCTGGTAACAGTAGGTGCAGCGCAAACAGCAGTCGTCCGTTACCTGAAAGGTAACGACCTTCGCAAGGTTTCTTTCCCCGGACGGAAATATCCGCCCGAGCATGTCCTGAAACTGCTCTGTCTTTTTATACATGGTCAGATGATGCTGATCGTCAGCTCTGCGCTGGCGTAATCGAGCGTCCAGTCCGCGCGCTTTCCGTCCGTCGCGGGAAGTACATATTTCTTTTCGATCTCGCGTTTTGCCGTCTCGAATTTCGCGTTGTACTCCACAAGTTCCCTGTGGTAGGCGTCGAACGTCTCCGTATGGATTCCCGCGTTCTCCCGCAGCATGTCCTTGACGATGCTCTGCCGCGCGCTCAACTCATAGCCGATGCGCTCGACATAGGCCGCGTCCTCTCTGTCCACAAGGATTTTCTTCTCTGTCATTTTTCTTGCCCCTTTCTTTTCCGCCCTTACCAGGCGTCCGCTTCATCTTTATTATTCCGTCTCGGTGCGGCAGGCCGCCTTACGTGGCTCTGTGTTTTTTTCGGCTTTTCCGCGCCTGCACGGATTTCCCGCTCCAATTCGTCGAGGTCTACGCTCAAACACCGGAAGGCGGCGTTCGCGTAATTGCGTATGTCCAGCGGCTCGTTTCTTTCGTGCCCCGGTATCTTTACCCACGTCCACGGATATTTCTTTTTTTCGTCATAGGTCAGATGCTCGGAGAGAAGTCCCGTAAAATAGGCTTCTCCGTAATCGTCCCTCGCGGGGAAATGGCAGTATCTCGGCCCCGGCGTTTTCGTGCGCAGATTGTCCATGATGATCTGCTTTCCCGCGTCAACGCCTATGGTGTACTCCCAGCAGTAATCAAGCACCTTGCCGCCCCGGACGATCCTCTGCTTCTTCGGCGGCGCGGTATACGGGATGTTCCCGCCCGCCTGTCCGCGGATCGGGAAGATCTTTCTTCCCATCCGGTCGCGGCACCTCTGGCGGACTTCCTGCGTAAAGTGTCCCTGTTCGTCTATGAAGGTCAGGGATATGGGTATGGTATAGCCCGACTGGAAACGGTATCGCTTCTCTCGCACCGTGTCCAGCTCCCGCCATGCCTCTTCACTGTCCGGCCTTGCCAGTATGATTCCCTTCTTTATGCCCCAGGTCTCCCCGAAATGCCCATGCCCGACGATCTCATACTCGAATCGGTCGTCTTGCGTATCTACGCCCATTGTCAGCACGAGCACGCCGTCCGGAAGCTCCGCTTCGTATTCCTCGCGTCTCTCCATCAGGTTTTCTTCGCGCACCGTGTCGCCGCGGTCTTCCCAAAGTTGCCCGAATGAGGTGTTGTATACGACTTTCAGCTTCTCGCGGTCGCCCTGCGCGTCCACGAATTTCTGGATTATGCTTTCCCATGTCGCCCACGGCGAAACGAAAGCCGATAGCCAGAAAGAGCGCGTCCGGCTTCCCGCGAGCGCGTCCGGATTCTGCGCTTCCCACCGTGACGGCTGCTTCTTCATTTCCTCTTCCTTGGAAACCGCGCCGCACGACGGGCATATGTAATATATGTCGCTTACCTTTTTGGTTTTCTTTCCTTTGGTTTTGGATTCTTCTGCTGTATACCGGATGTCCGTAAACTTGATCTCGTTGTATTCGCCGCACGCCGGGCATCGCGTTTTCAGTCTTTCCTGCGTGCCCTGCTCATAGGCTTTCTCTATGGCGGACGCGCCCTTGATCGTCGGCGTGGAAACTTCTATGCTTTTCGCGTTGTAGAAGGTCGTCTGCCGCGCCATAGCCAGCGCCCACGGATCGCCCTCTATTCCTGCGCTTGTCGCCCATCTGTCCCGCTCGTCGCCTATGACGTAGCGGATCGGCTTGCTTGCCAGGCTGTGCGCCTCTCCGGATCCGCACATGGTCAGTATCCCGCCCGGATAGTTCTTCTGCAGGATGGTGTTCCCGCTGTCGCGTGATTTCGCTGCCGCCACCTTGCGCCGCAGCTCGATACAATCCCGGATCATCGGCGTGATGCGAAGCTTGCTATACTCCTTCGCGTCTATCGTCGTCGGCATGATGAAAAGGATGCTCCCCGGGTCCTCGGCGATGATATAGCCGATAATGTTGTTTAAGGTCTCGCTCTTGCCGACCTGCGAGGATGCCGCCAGGACGATGTGCCGCACCTGCGGATCGGTGAAGGCGTCCATGATCTCCACAAGGTAAGGCGTCCGCTCGTTGCGCCACAGCCCGGCTTCCGCGCTCGATTCCGGCGAAAGGCGTCTGTATCTCGCCGCCCATTCTGATACGGTGCAGTCGTCCGGCGGTGAAAAGGCTTTCACGAGCCTTCTTTCCAGTTTTGCTGTTTTCGTTTCCATTACTGATTCAGATATTCAAGGATTACGTTCTTTGCTTCTTCCCAGCCTTTACACACGACGGCCTTATAGCCCGCATCGTTCAGATCGTCTATCCATTCTTTCTGATCTTTCGACAGGCTCCCGCCCTCTGTGCGTTTCAGCTCTATGAACAGGCCGTGCCACTTCCCACACGCACGCGGCAGGAAAATATCCGGCACGCCCTTCTTAACGCCCTGCGCTTTCAAATGCGCGGCCTCGGCCTTGTTCCGGCTTCCCCCGTTCGGAATATGGAATAATCTGCGTAGCGCCGGTATCTGCACAGTCATATAGAATGCCCATGTGAAAAGCGTGCTCTGTTCTTCGCTTTCCAGATTTACGCGCGGTTTTGGCGGATGCGGCGTCCTGGACGCCCGGTTTGTCGGATAGGCCACGTCTTCTCCTCCTGTTTGGATATGCCCGCGGGCGACCGGCGAAATCCCGGCAATATGAAGAACGTCCCGTTATTACATCCCGTATACCCGCGGACATTCCATCCCGCGCCGCCTCGGTTTCAGCAGCTTCCTGTATGCCGCGTGCTTTCTGGTTGCGCGGCAATCTGATGCATACAGGGTAAGCGTCTGATTCTCACGCGCCCTTATTTCAGCTTCGCCGGGTTCTCCCGCTCTCGCTTCTGCTTCGCCCCTGTATGCGGAAAAAGGCATAAAAGAAGCACGGAAAGGCTTTTGTCCTTCCGTGCTTTTCTCTATTTCGTCATTATAAGCATATCATCTTTTTGCCTGTACATCAATTAACATTACGTTACAACTTTTCGCCCGCGAAAACGCGGATAAATCTGCCTGTTACCTTGTCTTTTTCCTTTTATAGGATAGTGAAAACCGTAGACGCCCGTTTTCCGCTTCTGCTTTTCCCGCTCCCCGATCCTTTTCCCCGTCTCCCTTTCCCGCTCCCCTGCCTCTCGACCTCTCCCGCCCCTTCTCCTGCTGTGCTTGATCTCCCCGCCCCTCTCTGCCCTTCCCGCGCACCGGTCCCCCGCTTTCTCCCTCCGTGATCCGGTTCCCTGCCGCCCGCTTCGCACCTTTTCCCGGCATTTCGCGTTTTTTCCTGCAAATTCCGTCCGTTATTCCCCACTATTTGTATATTTTTATTATTATAATACCCCCTGATTCCGTTTTCCCAAAAGAAGCGAAACGCCCGTTTTTTGAATCCAAAACTGAACGTTTTTTGGGCCGCCCTGTC